TGACGAGTCTGTAAACGTCGTGCTGGCGTTGGAGCCGTCCATGTGCAACAGCAGCGACACGCTGGAAAAGTTTGGGTCGCCGTAACTTGGCCACGTGCCAATGCGTCGCTGCAGTTCAACCTCGCGCAGCGTCCAGATGCCGCTGGCCGCCGACTCCGTGACGGTGCGGTTGAATCCGATGTATCCGCCACGAGGCCGTGTCACTAGCTGATCTCCAGATAGCTGCACACGACCTCGATGTCGTTCGACGCGCTCGGCGTGACGACGATCGACCGATCCTCCTCGAGCCAGATCGTCGAATCCTTGCTGACGACGACGAGCGTAGCATCCGCCGGCACGGCGACCGTTGAGCAGATGGCGTATCCGGTGCCGGCGCCATCGTCCTGGCTGTGCACCTCGATCGTCACGTCGCAGGCATTCGTGCCGTCGACGTTGGCCACGTAGAGCGACTGCACCTGCAGCGCCTTGCCCGAGCTTGCGGCGTTGTTGAGCAGGACCGTGCCAGTGGCGCCCGTGACCGCGGACAGGTACGCGGTTTTCGCGGTGATGGTCGTGGGTCCGACGATGTTGGGAGCGGCCATGAGTCACCTATGACAGTGCGAGAATCAATCCGATTGGAGAAGATTGCGGACCTGTTGGGCCTGTTGAACCGGTTGGCCCCCCAGACGGACCCGTGGGGCCTTCGACGCCGGTTGGCCCAGTAGCTCCTGAGATACCGGTAGGCCCTGTGACTCCTGTGGAGCCTGTTGCACCAGTCGGGCCAACGTCGCCAGTCGGTCCACCAGACGGGCCTGTGGCGCCTCCAACACCGGTCGGCCCAGTTGGTCCGGTCACATTCGACGCAGCACCGGTCGGGCCTGTGGACCCTGTCACGCCTGCTGATCCAGACGAACCGGTCGGACCTGTGACGCCAGAGGCTCCTGTCGGTCCTGTGCTGCCGATCGAGCCAGTCGGGCCGGTGACTGTAGACGCAGCTCCTGTCGCACCGACAGCACCGGTCGGGCCTGTCGGGCCGGTGATCGCAAGATCGATCGGACCGCTTGGCCAGCCGCCAGACTCTTTCGGCCCGTACAGCTTTCGCCCGACGCTGTCGAGGAACAAATCGCCGACGTTGCCGACGCCACCCGTCGGCGCAGTCACGCCGGCCAGGACGGGCGATCCACCGGAAGGGAGGCTGTAGAACGGCATGGCATCACTTTGCCCTGTGGGCGGCCTCGAGGTGAGGGGGTGCGGTCACGCGTCCGGCCCTGCAACCACGCCCTCTGCCACGCCGACCTTCGCCACGTATGCCATCAGCGCCCCAACCGCCGCCGCGAGGTCCGCGTCGGCCTCCGCTCCCGCGAGCAGGTCGCGGACGTGGAGCCGCACCGGCTCGGCGGGTGCCTCCTCAACGCCGTCGGCGGTGGTGCGGAATCGAACGAGGGTCACACGGGCCTCGGCTTCGCCGCCGACTGACTGCGCCGAGATGACGATCTCACGCACCCACAACTTGTCGAACGTGGCCGAGATCGACAGCGGCTCGGATGCAAAGAGCGTGGGGATGCTAGGCATGGTTCACTCCTAGTGCAGGTCAACCCAAGAGGTGCCGTTGTAGACCCTGAGTTTGTTTGTGGTTGAGTTGTAATAAACATCTCCGGCTTCGTTGCCAGTCGATGGGTCAGCGGACAGCGGAACAAATCGCACTGCCCCCGTCGCCTTCACCCGCACCCGCTCCGCACCACCAGCGGTGGAGATTGTGAATATGTCGGCTCCGTCGCTGCCGATAAATGGACCGTTAGCAGTGGCTCCGTTGTTTAGTTGGATTCCGTACTTTTCGCTGTTCGCGAAGAACGTAAACCGACCGGCGCTTCCTACCCGCACCCGCTCGGTTCCGTTTGTCACAAGCGACAAAGTGTTCGCGCCGCCGACCTGCATCACGCCGGTATCGTCGTCCCCTGACACCGAAAGTCCCGGCTTGTAGGAGCCGCTGCTGCCGCTGCCTGCGGTGACGAGTACCTGCGACTCAAACGTCACAACTCCCGTCGCCCGTGCGATGGCGATCGGCGTGCCAAGAAACGCACCGGCGTCCGACCATCGCGTGATCCAGAACGTGGAGCCGACGTTGCTGCCAGACTCTGTGTCGAACCCCGGCCCAACTTCCCAGCGAGTGCTGCCGCTGGTCTGCATCCGCAGGGAACGGACGTTGCCGGCGACGGTGCCGGTGATGACGAGCGGAGATGTGACGGTGACGGTGCCAGAGAAACTGCACGTAGCCGCCGTGAGCGTGCCTGTGAATGTAGGGCTCGCGGTCGGCTGCACCGAGAGCGTGGTGCGTGCCGCTGCGGCGTCGGCGTCGTCGATCAGCGACCTACCGAACGACGTGCAGGTGATCTCCTCCACGTCGCCTGCACCAGCAGACGAGCGACCGAGCAGGCGGTCGGTGGCGGAGACGTTCTGAATTTTCGCATACGTGACGGCGTCGTTGTCGATCGTCAGCACCGTGCCGCTGCTCGAGATCGTGATATCGCCCTTGTCGCCGTCGCTGAACCCAACGCCGGCCACGCCTGTCGGCCCTGTCGCGCCTGTTGGGCCTGTCACACCTTGCGAGCCTTGACTGCCGGCCGATCCGGTCGGGCCTGTCGCACCTGTGGCGCCTACGGATCCCGTGTTGCCAGTAGCGCCCTGCGCTCCGGTTGGCCCTGTAGGCCCGGTCGATCCGATGTCGCCTTGCGCTCCAGTTGCCCCTGTCGGGCCTGTTGCGCCAACGTCGCCTTGCACGCCTTGCGATCCGACAGCTCCTGTCGGCCCTGTCGGGCCGGTGGCACCGACTGATCCTGTGTCGCCGACGACGCCTTGCGGCCCGGTGCTTCCTGTCGAACCAGTTGGCCCTGTCGAGCCAACGGCGCCCGTTGGGCCTGTCACACCTTGATCGCCTTGTGCACCCGTAGGCCCGGTCGGGCCTGTGGCGCCAACGTCGCCCTGGGCTCCGGTTGGCCCAGTCGATCCCACGTCGCCCTGCGGTCCCGTGCTGCCAGTCGGGCCGGTGCTGCCGACTGCGCCTTGTTCGCCAGTGGCGCCGGTTGGGCCAGTCACACCCTGGTCACCTTGGGCACCGGTCGGGCCGGTGGCGCCTGTGGCACCAACGGAGCCCTGCGGGCCTGTGCTGCCAGTTGGCCCGGTCACACCTTGCTCACCCTGCGCGCCAGTCGGGCCAGTGGCACCGACCTCACCTTGGCTACCCACGGCACCCGTTGGCCCTGTCGGGCCGGTCACGCCCTCGCCACCTTGGGCGCCGGTCGCACCCGTAGGGCCTGTCACACCCTGGCTGCCGACAGCGCCTGTCGGACCAGTCGCGCCGGTTGCGCCAACGTCACCATGTGATCCCGTTGGCCCGGTTGGCCCCGTGTTGCCGATGTCGCCCTGCGCGCCCGTGGCACCAGTTGGGCCTGTCACGCCTTGCTCGCCTTGCGACCCCGTCGGTCCTGTCACACCTTCGGCGCCGCTGGAACCTGTAGGTCCGGTGACGCCTTGCTGGCCTTGTGCACCCGTCGGTCCGGTCTCGCCGACGAGCCCTTGCGGACCAGTCGAGCCTGTGGGGCCGGTCGACCCAACGGAGCCCTGCGCGCCACCAGCACCCGTCGGGCCTGTCGCACCAGCGCCGCCGACAGCACCGGTCGGCCCCGTCACGCCTTGGCTGCCTTGCGGTCCAGTCGCGCCGACGTCGCCTTGGCTACCGGTCGGCCCGGTGACGCCGATCAGTCCTTGATCGCCTTGGGCGCCTGTGGCACCTGTCGGGCCGGTAGCGCCTGTGTCGCCGACGGCTCCAGACGAGCCGGTCGGCCCCGTCGCTCCCGTGGCGCCCTGCGCGCCCGAGCTGCCCTGTGCACCGGTCGGGCCTGTTGCACCTGTGCCTCCGACGTTGCCTTGCGGTCCGGTCGGGCCTGTCGATCCGACGGCGCCCGTGGACCCGACCGAGCCTGTGGCACCCATGCTGCCGGTCGGGCCGGTCACGCCTTGGACGCCCTGCGGTCCGGTGATCGATGCGCCTTGGGCGCCAGTTGGGCCGGTCGCACCGGCAACGCCCGTGGCACCGACGCCGCCAGTCGATCCATGCGGTCCGGTTGGCCCGGTCGCACCTGAGGTCGAGAACTCCGTCCACGTCGTCAGGTCGCCGCCCAGCTGCCACAGGAGGCCCGTGGCGGTAACGTGCACGAGCATGCCGGCCTCGCGGCGTGCGGACGGGATTGCGTCCCTGTCCGCGTTGCTGGCGACCGTGCGGTAGCCGCCCTTGCCGTAGAGCGCCTCGTGGCTCGGGTGCACGTCGGTCGTGTCGAACGGCACGACCGGCGCGGCGACGTTCGTGCCCTTGATGTTGGCCATCAGCTCACCACCACGACGACGGTGCCGGTGATCGGGTAAGTGCTGCGGTAGATCGTGTAGCTACGTGCCGCCTGCCCCGTAAACGTGATCGACCTGGTCGTGGTCTCCCAGGCAGAGTTGACCAGGCCGCCGACCGTGAACGTGGGCGACCCGAACGACGCCGGCAGCACAAAGTGCAGGTAGGCCGCCGTGGCCGTGATTGTTCGCGTCTGGCTGCGGCCGTCGGCCATGTCGCTCGTGAGCTGCGACGCGATCTGGCCGTCGGTGATCGCCGCGGCCGTGCTCGAGCCCCACCACCTGACGAGAAGGGCAGGGGAGGTAGCCGTGTCGTCAGCGACGGCCTTGGTGTGCACGCGCATCGTGGCTCGGAACCCGTCGCCGTACCGCCAGACCGGGATACCTCGAGGTGCCGCCACCTCGTACGTCACGTCGGACCCGCTCTGCGTGTCGACCACGCGGTCGTGCCGCTGCGGCACGCCGAGCGGGAAACTCGACGTCTTGATCACGAAGTCCCGCGATTCCCACCGCTCCACGACGCCGTTCTGATCGGCAGCCTCAAATACCGAGCTGCCGACGGTCGCCGTGACGTTCACCGTCGTAGCACCGCGCACGTACCGCACCGTCCGCCCGGCCGAGGTCGCCAGCCGGTCAGCCAGCCAAGACGCACCTACGGCGAGCATGTCGGACATCGGTCACTCCACGGCGCGGCAACGCCGCCGCGGCGCGTCGTGGATACGCGCCGGCGGCGGGTTGCGACGTTGGGCTGTCCGCCGGACTACTTGTTGATCACCACGTCGACCGTGGTGTCGGCCGCGAGCCGGGCCTTGGCGAGCTTGCCGGCAGCCACGCCGGTGCTGGCGTGCGCCACACCGCTCGTCGCGTACCAGTTGATCGCGGAGCCCTGGGCACCGGTGGCGCCCGATGCACACGGCATCGAGTACACGCCCTCGATCGCCACGACGCCCGTCTCGCCGTTGGCGATCGGACGCGGAGCGACAGCGACGAGCGAGCCGATGACGACCACGTCACCGACAGCGATCGTGCTGCCGGCGGTGTAGTCGAGGTACTTGCCATCCTGAACCGTGGAAGCCATGGGAATGGTCCCTTTCTGCTAGTGGGAGTTGATCGGTGCCGGCGGGCTGGACTGACTCGCTCCAGCCCGCCGGCGAAAGGTCATCGTGTGGGTCAGACGTCCATCTTGACGCCGGCCTTGTCCTCGGCCTTGGCGACGCCGAAGTCGAAGTAGCCGCGCATCTGGACGCCGAGCACGTTGAAGTCCGCCTCGGCCGTCTCGACCACCGGGCTCTGCACGCCGTTGAGGAACGCCACCTCCATCACCGGCAGGTCGGCCGGCGACGCGAGGAGGTAGTAGTCCGCCGTGTTGCTGAGGTAGGTCGAGCTGACCACCTCATACCGACCGGCGAACACGTTCGTCGACGGCTGGCCGCCGGTCGCACCGGACGAGATCTGGACGCTGTTCATCAGCTCGGCGGCCGTGACCTCGAGGTCGACCGGGACGAGCAGCACGCGCGGCTGAACCGCGATCGGATGACCGTCGGGATCCGTCAGCTTCCGGTACAGCGTCAGGGCCTCCTTGAGACCGGCCAGGCCGAGGGCCGTGGCGGAGGTCTTCTTGTTGCCCTTGGCCGTCGTGAAGAACGACGCGTCGTCGAGGAACGCCGTCCAGAAGACGGAGTTGAGCTTGAGCGCGCCGCCACGACCGATCCGCTGCGGGACCGCGGTGAGAGCACCGAGGTCGTCGTTGATCAGGTCGGTACGGGTGACCGATGTCATGATCCCGTAGGTGTCCGCGCTGATCGTGCGGTTCTCGTCGCTGGCGGAGGCGTGCTTCAGCTCGCCGCCGTTCTGCACCTCCTGGAACACGAAGCCGCCGTTGAGCCGGTACTGCGTCACGGTCTTGAAGTCGTTGACGCTACGCACCGAGCTGATCGACCGCCACGCGTTCTCGACCGAGTCGAAGCCGGCGAGCAGGAACTTGTTGACCGTGCTCGACAGGATGTTCGCGATCGAGTGCGTCGACCACGCCGCCTGCAGAACCGGCCGCAGCGTCGCCGCCGAAAGCCGACGCGGGCCGTCGTAGCCGCCGGCAACGGCCGCCTGCAGCAGCACCTCACCGAGCGACAGGTCGCGGCGCGCCTTGTGGGCGGCCTCGAGCACCTGCGCGTCGTACTTCTTCTCGACGCCCGGCAGGTTGCCCTGCAGCGCGAACGAGGCCTCGATCACCTCGGCCGACGGCGGCGCGTAGGTGGTGACGTGCACAGCCGGCGATGCCGGACGCTCGTCGCGAGCCGCCTGGAGCTTCTCCATGTTTTTGACCTTCTCGTCGAGGGCCTTGACCGTGGCGAGCAGCTCGCCGACGTCCGCGGCCGGGGTGGTGACAGGCTCCACGGCGACCTCCGCCGTGGCCGCCACGGCCGGGGTCGACACGACCTCGTCCGTGGGCTTGGTGGTGGCGTCAGCCGCCATGGTTTCCTCCTCGACGGCCTCTTCGGCCGCGATGGCGACGCTGGTCTCCGCGTCAGCGCCAAGAGTGACGAACGAGACCTCGCGGAGAGCGGAGGCCTTGACGATGCGGACAGGCCCCATGTGGGTCTGTCCGTTTGCGTTGGCGACTGCGTCGGCGTCGACCTTCTGGTGGCGGCGGACGTCGGCGCCGACACTGGCCTGCCAGGCGTAGCCTCGCTCGGCCAGGGCGAGCACCTGGCGGGCCGTGTCGGTGTCGGCCATGATCTCGCCCTCGACGATCAGCTTGGATCCCTCGACGCGGACGCTGTCCGTCTGCCCGAGGATCGACGCGAGCCCGTAGTCGTGGCCGAGAACGATCGGGATACGCTGCTTGGTCTGCATGCCGGCCAGGTCGATCACGACCGGCTCGCGGCTCCAGCCCTGACGGATCGGAGAGCCGGTGTAGGCCTCGATCGTGAACCGACGCGGGGAGGCCGCGGCCTCGCCATCGGCGGCCTGCAGGAACGTCACGCTGGTGTCGAGTTTCAGAGTGTTCATAGGAAGTCGATCAGCTCCTCGAGGTCTTCGTCGTGGTCGAAGTCGTCCACGTCACGCCTCCTGTCTGGCCTCCTCGCGGTCGAGGACGGTTTCCGCGAACCGGCGGCCGGCGTCGCCGCCCCACAGCGCCCACGCGATGCGGCCGGCGGACGGGTAGCCCTGCTCGCCTGGGCTCCAGCCTTCGCCCTGCTTGTCGACCTCGTGCCGGGCGAAGTAGCTGGCCATTCGCTGGACGGTGTCGAGCGACAGTGCCCGGCCGTTGGCGATGTCGCGGGCGCGAGCCACGCCCACCGCGGTGCCGCCGCGGCCGTATTCGGCACGCCACTCAAGGCCTCGACGAGCCTCGTCACGGGCGCCTTGCGGTGCGGGATAGCCGTCGGCCGCCTGCAGGTCGTCTGCGTCGTCGTCCGGCCCAGGCTGCGGAGCGACAGTGGCACCACCAAGGTCGATCGGCAGCCCCAGTTCGCGCATCAGCTCCAGCTCGGCCGCACGCTGCCGCAGCTCGACGTCCCACCGCTTACCCTGGCGGGCGTACTCGCTCGCGAGCGTCGTCGTGTGCGTACGCAGCCTGGTCTCGGCGGCGTCGGCCTCCTTGCCCGGGTCGACGTGCTCGCGGCCGTCCCAGACCCAGGACCAGTTCCACTCCGAGAACGGCGGCAGGCCGTCCGGGATGACGCCGGCCAGGCTGGCCTCGTTGACCCAGGCGGCCAGCACGCGGTCGAGACACACCCGCTCGAGCTGGTCGCGGTCGACGCGCTGCATCAGGCCGTAGACCTGGTGGTCCATGCGACCGCTCGCGTAGTTGTAGGACGAGCTGTCGAGCGCGGCGACGTTGTACGGCAGCTGCATGCAGCGGGCGATCTCGTTGAGGATCTCGCGCTTGAAGTCCTTGTACGTGCTCGTCGGCTGCTCGGCCTTGAGCTGCGAGATGTCCCAGCCTTCCGGCAGCGTGACCAGCGACCGCTTGCGGATCTCCATCTCCGCGAACGCATCGACTTCGTCCACCTCGGCGGCCGGCGAGTTGCTGTGGATGAACGCCGCGAAGTCGGCGGCCGTCTCTGCGGCCGCGATGACGGCCTCGGTGTAGCGTCGCAGCTGCCCGAACAACTTGAGCGCCGGCGCCACCTCGGGCATGCCACGGTTCTGGCCAGGACGCTGTCGGCGGAACCAGTGGATGACTGCGGCAGCCGGCACCCGCTGAAACTGCAGCGTGTTGACGCGGTAGTTGGAGCCCGGGTGGAAGTTAAGCACCTGATAGGCGACAACGTTTCCGATCTCGTCGAACTCGAGGCCGTCGACGGTGTTGCCCTCGGGCGTGATCGTCTGCCGCATCATCTCGGTCGGTGTCGCGACCATCTCGGCCTCGACGAGCCGCAGGTCGAGCTGCACGCCAGGCAGGCGGGCGTTGTTGACCATCAGCGCGAACGCCTCGCCGTCGACGACGAGCGCCTCGCGCATGGTCCGCAGCTTCGCCGGCAGGTCGATCGTGGTGCCCCAGTCGTAGAACGCCCGCTCGACGACACGCGCGGCGTCGTCTTGGACGTCGAGCTGCAGCCGTGGGCCTGTGCCGACCAGGTCGCTCGCGAGCGTCGCGGAGATGCCGGCCAAGTACGAGTTGTTGTTGCGCTCGTACCGGGCGCGGTTGCGGATCGTGCGACGCACGACCGGCGAGAGCTGCGCGTCGGCCGAGAACGCGTCGGCAACCTGCCAGTGCTTGTAGTCGTCGCCCGACTGTGCGGCCTCATACCGTGCACGAACGACCGGAGCAGCGACGGGTCGCGGCTTGGCCTTGGCACGGAAGAAGTCGAGGAATGCCATCAGGAGTACGGCGATGGTGTGAGCTGGTTAAAACGCAGGCCACGCCTCGAGGTCGATGCGGCCGCCTTGCCTGTCAGGTACTTGTCCGCGGCGATCTGGTCCTGGATGGACTGCGCCTCGACCTCGCCGGCGTCCGTGCGGACGCGCTTGGGGCCGGTGGCGGTGTCTTCGATGGCCTGCTCGATGGCGTCGCTCATAGTGGCGACGATAGAGCGCGCGCGAGCGCAGACCGCAGGGGGTGTGGCCTACTTGGCGGCCATGGCCAAACCGATATTGGCTAGCCCGTAGCCGGCCCATGCGATGGCCATGCCTGCTTGTCCCTTCGACCATTGGTCGTAGGCAACCACGATGTAAACAACGCCAACGCCGAGGATCAGTGGAGCGCTCATGCACCCATCCTCCGTAGCTCAATCTTGCGGACAGGTGCCGTCGGGATGGTGACCTTGCGGCGATTGTTTCTCGGCGTGTCCACACCCACGGCCGTCACGCCGGCGTAGCTGGCCGCCACGGCCGCACCCACCACGCAGTCGAGCCAGTGGTTGTCACGGCCTGGCAGCGTCCGCCACTCGTCCACGACACGGCCGCGCGCCTCGGTCCGCACCGGGTACTCGGCGGCCAGGTGCTCGAGCAGCATGGCGTGGTCGCCGGCGTGAATTGTGAACGCCTGCGGGTCGGCGGCCGGCAGCTTCAGCCGCGCCGCAATCAGTGTCTTCCAGGCGTTGGTGTCGTAGAGCACGTGTCGCTGCTTCTGAATCGTCGACGTCCGCCAGTTGCTGCCGACGCGCTCGCCGCGGTCAGGCCGCTTGTCCGACAACGTCGAGCCGGACGCGCCGACGAACCGGCCGTGGCTCGGCAGCACGCGCGGGCCATACGTCGACCGCCTGGCGAAGTCGCGGACCACTCCCTGGGTCTGTGCCCAGTTGGCGTCGACCATCACCTGTGAGATCCGCAGCACCGCGTCGTCGGTCTCGCGTGCGAACTCGCGGTCCAAGAGCATGGCGGCCACCTCCGCCAGCGCTTGGTTGGTGGCGGCCTCGAGCGACGACAACTTGGTCACGGTCTGCATGGTGCGGCGGATGTCACGCAGCGTGAAATACGTCCGGTTCTGCTCCGGCCACGTGCCGTAGGCCACGAGGTGCCCACGGAACTGGTGCCCCCACGCCACCACCGCCCAGTAGAGCGCCTTTTCCTGGACGTCGACGAACGCCGTGAGCGTGTCGAGCTGCCCGGGCACCACCCACCTGGCCACCTCGACGACGTTGCTCCGCACGTCCTCTCTGGTGATCGCGTTGGTCTGCGCCTCCTGACGCAGCGGCTGGTTTTGGTACTCCGACGCGAACACGTCCGGGCCGTCGTCGATGAACGCGTTGTACGCGTGTTGGATGGCGGACTGCTCCCGCTCCGGGTCGTAGCAGCTCTCCCACGACACCTGGCAGCCGGCGTCCATCGCGTCCCGGTGGTCGCGGTAGTACGCGTCCGCCTCTGCCCACGCGCGGGCCTGGTCCCCTGGCGTGTCCTTGTCGAACGTCACCCGCAGCTCGCGGTACCGGCCGAGCCACTCGTCCTCGTGGCGGTCCGCCCACTGCTTGACCATGGCGATCCGCTCACCCTGCCACGCGGGATACCTTTTCGTGTCGAGCAGCTGGTCGACCATGTCGTCGTGCTGGATGACCGTGGCGTTGACCACGCACGCGATGCTCGACCTGTGCCCGGCCAACTTCATCACCGACTTCGACAGGATCTCCAGCCGCTTGCTGCACTGCATCGGGCTGGCGGCGCTCTCGCGGGTCTGCGGGTCGTCGACGATGACGAAGTCGGGACGCAGCTGCGAGCCGTCGGGGCTCTTGTGCCGCAGGCCGAGGATCGACCCGGTCAGGCCGCGAGACATGACGATCGAGCCGGACGCTACCGAGCCCGGGATGGTGGGCATGACGATGGAGTCCGCCTGCCAGCGGATGTGCGTCTGCTCGCCCTGGTGCGTCTGGGAGTTGCACCGCTGCACCTTGCCCTCGAGCGCCCGGATGGCGTGACACACCTCGGGGAAGTCGTCGTGCAGCAGGTCGTTCTCGGCCAGCTCGAGCTTGACGCTGGCGATCGCCTTGGCTGCCAGTCCGCCTTCGCCGGCAAAGATCGCGCAGAACCGACGGTGCCCATACAGCGTCGCCCAGATGATCGCGTTCTCGCTGATCGTTGACTTGGCAAAGCCGCGGTAGACCGCGTTGACGAACCGGCCGCCGCCGATGATGCAACCTTGAATCCGCTCGATGACGCGTCGGTGGTCTGGGCTGAACGGAGTCAGGCCCGTCGACATCGGGAAGTACGTGATCAAAAACCGCTCGAGGTCGAGCCGGCATGCGGCGCGGCGCGCGGGATCGACGACGCCCGGCACCTCGCCGATGTCGCTGCCAAGCCGGGTCCGCTCGCGGGACCGCTCGATGTCCTGGCGGCGCTTGGCGTCGGTGGCTGGCGGAGTTTGTGGCATTCGGGAGAGAGTCGACGAAAACGAGGATGC